GTTGCAATCTTAAAATAAAATTGTCTTGCCTGTACATGGACAGTTTCTCTTGATCTTTTAAGTACCTGTCCACCAGTCACTTGGTTTATAATTTCTATTATTGTCTTGTCTTCTTTAGGTAATTTATATTTCATTTATTTAGATTTTTAAAAATAGTTATCCTTACTCGCTACCACTTTAATAGCGAAATTTAATTGTAAAAAACGAATGCTTTTACATTACAATGTTCATCACTTGCTTACCGATCTCTTGTGAAATGTTCCACTCATCTGCCCAGTATTTTTTACTCCTTTCAATACTACCAGGATCTCCCTTACCTACCTCATATCTTGAAGGCACAGTTAAGAATACATTAATTCGATGAGATGAATGAGGTAAGAAACACGCACCAGATTCTATGAGTTCTTTGCACTCTCTAGTCATTTTACCTCCAAGTTTCCACGCTTCTCCAGAGTTGATTAGCGATTGATGAAGATCGTATCCGAATTGCTCTTGCAATTTTTTTATTTTACGTTCGTTCATGATATCAGTTTTTTTTAAGTAAGTTAAATAATTGAGTTTCAGTTACGAAATTAACAATTATTGTTAATTATACAAAAAAATTCACATCCGATTCATCATTCTCAATGAACGATTGTACTTCTGATTCGTTCCACAACACCACTTTTCCCATGATGGATTGGTAGATCGCCCGATGAAAATCGTCAGGCATTCCCTCGAATCGTTCCTGAATCTTTAACCAAACTTGGTTTGCTAAGATATTTTTGTCGTTTGAGTTCTTCATTCTTTTTAATTCTAGATTTAGTTTTCATATATCCTATTGTCTCGTCTACGAAGGACATCACAGACTGCAATTGCTCTTTAGTATCTTTAAGATATTCAAGAGAGTCTTCGTGGTATTTGTATTTTTTTGCTACCACATTGAGGATGGTTTCTTTAAGAAATTCCTCTGTTTTAATTCCTACAACTTTTGATTCCATGTTTAATGTATTAAGTCTATTAATGCTCTGATCAGTCCATATATTATGATGATCATCCAAGCCACTATCAGCCAAGTGAGTAATGTCTCGTGCCAAAATGGTTTTCTTCTCATCTAGTTTTCATTATATTCTGATTCAACATTATCTAAATGTTCTTCAACACCTTTAGCAACCCATTGAGGGATGTTGTCAAGGTATTCGACATCGCCATTGTTCCATGTCGCTTTGATAGTCCAATGTACGAAATTTATTTTTTCTTCTTTTTCCACTCGATATCCTTTATCGGTCAGGAATTTAATACACTTGCTTTCAAGTGTGAGTTCTTCAACGTTTACGTCATTGAAGTTTTCATCTTTTAGTTTCATATTATTTAAGTTTAAGTTCTTCTACTTTACTTGCTATATTGTTAAAAAGGTAAAGGTCTTCTTCATCGTCTACATAATAGACATCTCCAGTATCATGTGAATATGCCATGTCTCCTAAACAAATCTCTCCTTCCAGTTCAACCCATACCTTTCCAAAATTATCTATAAGTAGTCTATTACTCTTCATCTTTCCTTTCTTTAAGTCCTTCTTCTCGTCCCATGTGCCATATTGCTTCATTACTATAGGTGCAATCGTAAAAAACCAAATCAAGAATTTCATATTCATCATGATCATCACAATCAAAGACTGCTTTGACATCATCAATATGCCACAAGGTGTCGGTGTAGAATCCATTATCCTTCAGGAATTTTTTTGCCTTCTCAATGGTGAGTTCCTCTTCCTCTTTGAGGGTGACCAAAATATCATCCTCATACTTACAATCAGGTATAAGGGAAACATAATACTTATTAGGATGGAGAACATCCAATAGAGTTTGTATTTGATTTACATCATCTTCGGCTTCCCAGTCTACACCAAACAGATTCTCTGCTTCATCGTGTAAATCATTCTCGCCTACGAAATCATAGGTTGACATATATCTACCTTTCATATTAATTGTTTTAGTTTTCATATTATTCTTCGTTTTCTATATATTCAAATTCTTCTTCGTAAGACACATTGATATTAAAACTTAATGACATTGGGAAGATGTCTTTTTCCCATAGATATTGCTGAATTAAGTCACATAACATTTTAGTGTCTCTTTTATCAAACTTGCTTAAAATTGTTGTTCCACTCCTTTTGTATTCACAAACGTCAATTATTTTCCACTCATGAACACCATCTTTCTTGTACTCTTCAATCTCTGAATCGTCTTCTAGATAGAAAAACACCTCGTCATCATCCTCTTCGATATCCCCTACTTTCAGGATCATACCATCTTGAATGTTCTTATTGTCTTGCCATTGAATTGCGGCAAGGTAATATCTGCTTTCTCGTTTCATAATTTTACTCCTTCAAATTCATTAATTAATTCTTCTAGTTCCCACCAGTCCACATGATCAAATTCATCACGCCTTTTACCTTCGATGCGAGTTTCACTTCCATCGCCATCGTTCCAAATCTCGACACCATCGACATTTGTTTCGCACTCATACCCAAGACCTCTGCGAGTCTCGAAGTATCTTACTTTAGTTACTTTTAAATTCATATTATATAGTTTTAATAATCTGCAATATTGCATTGTGACTCTGATAGGATTCGAACCTATAACCTTCGCTTTAGAAGAGCGATGCACTATCCAGTTGTGCTACAGAGCCGACCAGTCTAACTAACTAGTTTATTTTTCAACAAAATCATACTTCTGACGAAGGTTGCCTTCATGAATTTCTGTAGGAAATAATTCCATAAGGAGTTCCAGTTCTTCACCATACAAGAACCTATCCCCATCCTTTTTAAGTCTCTCCTTCATCTGTTCGCCAATCCACGAGTCTTTCAGAAGAACCCTATAAACATCTTTGCTTATGTCCTTCCATCCTTTCTCGTAGGTGTCGCTATCTTTATCCAATACATTCCAAAGGGTGTTATCGGCATAGTCTCCATCTATAGTGATGTTGTCTCCTGACCATCTACCGATGATCTTGGATTCGGATGGGTGGTCTCCACCACCACGACCATTTCCGTTCGCTAGGAGTAAAGAAAGTCCTTGCAACATTCCTTTACCATCGCTAGTAAATTCCATTAGTTTCAAACCATTCCCAAACGTATGTGGGTTAAGGTATTCTTTTTTAGTCTTGTTAAATGCTTTATAATATTGTCCCATGATTACCAGTTTAATAAATTATCTTCGTTTGAATAAAATTGTACAGAGTTCTGAAACGAACCAGTTGTACCTTTTGCCACATCATATCTTGATGGAATTGTGCTACCATAGTAGTCTTTGTTTCTTTTAGTTGGAAGCATACACGCACCACTTTCCAACAAGCCCATTGCTTGTCTACCTGCGTGTCCTTCCATTTGCCAAACCATACCAGTGTTGATAAGAGTTTGCATTTCAGAATAACCCAGTTCTTTTTGGGCTTTTAAAACAGAATTGTAATTCATATTATATAGTTTAAATAATCTGCAAAATTGCATTGTGGATAGGGAGGAATCGAACCTCCCTAAGTACCATACTATCCCTACGCTACTAGTGTAGCAAACTTATCAAAGACTTGTTGGTCGATTTTTTGAAGTCCACCAACGTACTTTGATTCCTCACGATTGCGTTCAGTTCCACCTTTGTGAGTTGTGTAGTGTGTAACACCTGAAAACAATCCCCATAGAGTCTGCCCCTTGTATGACATCTCTTTGACTACTGATTGAACCAAGTCTTGGGTTTGATTTAACTTACGAGTTGAGTATTGCTCTCTCGCTCTCGTTTCGCCCATGTTTACATCAACACCAGTCACAAAGTTGATTGTCTCGTTGACTTGTTTTTGGGTGACCTTAAAATCAGTCATACGAGCAAAGACCTCAAACAAAGTCTTATCTGCCTTCTCCATGTTCTCAAGAATGCGTAGAGACCTAGAGATTGCATCTCTCATGTTTCTAGTGTGACGAACGGAATTTTGAAGTTCCTTACTGATTGCACTAAACTGATTTGCACATGATAGAGTGATGCCAGTTGTTCCCCATCTCAATGAAGTAGAACCATCATGCGAGTTGATTGCAGTTGCCTTTCTTGATATCGTGTCATCTCCGACCTTTGTGTCTTCGAGTTCGATTTGTAGCAACACCTTACGACCACCTTTAAATTCTTTGCCATTAGAGATAGGTTGACCAATCACATCAGCGATTGACATCACTAGTTCAGCAAGTTCTTGATTTTGAAAAGTCTCGTAGGAGTCTTTGAATGTTCCAAAGCAATCGTTGTTGTCAGTTCTTACAACACCAAAGAAGTCTGTTGGTTGTTGGATTCCACCATCAAGAAATGTCAATGGTTTTTTGTCGACCTTCCAATTGAGACCGAATTGATTAAGCAGTTCTTCTGCTTTAGTTAGGTTTACATGGTCTTGGTTTGAATTTACCAGTTGACCGAAATTATTAACGTACATAAAATACTAGTTTTAGTTAAACATCTGTTTCGACCTTTTGGTCTCATCAGCACAGACACTCATCTGTGGACAGATGGGGGTGACCAACCCCATCCGACTAGAACCCACCATGTATAAGGGTGATAATACCACCAATTGTACCTATGCCTAGTAAGGATGCGTATCCTATTACGATGTTGTGAAATATAGTTTTCATAAATTTCGAGTTTAAATAATCTGCACTATTGCATTGATACTGGAAGAGGAGTCGAACCTCTTTGCGACCATCCCAGTAGGTTAATTTTATTGCCACTCAAGTTCAACCTCTCTGCCAAGCAGATAGTCCACAAGAGTTACAGAGTTCACAACGGCAATCTGCCATCCTTCAACAAAAGAGTTGATTTCGAACGAATCCGTATCGGTCTTTACGATTTCTTTAGTTGACCGCAGACCTCCACCAAGAGACAAAACTTTGTTAATCATCGCATCAATTGGCATATCACGAAGTCCTCTCCAAATTGACATCTCTAAATCTTCAGGGTATTCTGTAGCATCCAAAGTTTGCAATGAAAATTGTCTAGTTCTATCTGGTCGGTCTACCTTTGTTGTCTGCAAACCCTTCTCCCCCCTGTTCTCTACCATGTCGATTACTATCTCATGAATATCGACATCGTCAGAAACTTCAAAATGTCTTCTGATACCTTCGACTTGGTCAAGATGAGCGAAGTTGTCTATTAGGTTGATTTGACCTTCTGCAAGTCTGAAACCTGGATGCCATTCAGAGTAAATAATCCACTTTGCTCTTCCGTTGTGGTCGCAGTGGTGAATCCATACCCAAGATGTTTTTTTGAGAATAGCACGGAGGTTATCTCCGTCTGTGATTTTGGGGGTAGTGTTAGAATCAGTTTTCATAATGTATTATTTTTCTTACAAATTTATGTCGTGAACCATTGTTCACTCATGCAATAGTACGACTTATTTTGATTTCCACAAAATTGTGGATAAGTTTTTTTGCAAAATGTCACTATTTTAGCACCTCAACAGATATAATTTTTTTTGTTGAGTGGTCACGATTCATGACCTTGAGCCAGTTCGTGAGGTGTGTATTGTCGTTGAATTGTCTTACATGGGTGGAGTATCTTCCAGTCCAATTTTTGTAGCCGATTTGTACTTTCATAATTTTTGATTTTTGGGGGGTATTTAACCCCATTTAAGTATAGTATTCATAAGAATACATACTATACTAAAATGGGTTTAATCCCTTGATTTTGGGGTGACCTTGTCAAATTACTCAAAGGAAGGATACAACTCTCGTATGAGATAGTTATAGATACGCCTTAACTGGATTCTACCCTCTATGGTAAGACAGAAATGTTGTTTGACAAATTTACCTTCTTTGGTTAGTCTTTGGACGTACTGATCCCTAAGTAGTTTTTTGTGTTCACGATACATCTGAAACTGGCTATTGATGTTGATATGGTTCATCTTGTCCAGTAGATTGGATACTTGTGGAAGTTTGTACGATGTAAACTCTTCGGATGATTCTGATTCTATGATGGCACACGCTAGAAAAACGTAGATTGTCTTAGGTGTGAAATCATTTTCTAGACTCTTAAGATACTTCTTGATGGCTCGTTGATGACTAAACAATTCGACTAGTTTTTTGGCTACTTTCATTCTCTCGTTTTTTATGTTGTTGGTTCTGTGGGTTTTGGTTTTCTGCGTTTACTCCGTTAAGAAACCGACACGGGTTTTTTCGTTCGGTGGTTCTTTTTCGTTTCCGTTTCCCTCTTTTTGGAAAGGCATTGCACAAATTCCTACAAAAATGGTGCAGAGCAAATTGTAAATGTCTGACAAACAATAGGTTATGTAGGTTGGTGCGATTCCTACATAGAATCGTTTTTGATTTTGTAACCTGATTTTGACTATGTACCCAGTTCCCAATTTCCAGTTCCACTTTCGATGATGCAGTCCAGTATATATACATGAACCACACAAAAACGTCCACAGACATTTTCTGAGCAAATCTAAGAAACTTTTACGAATTAAATGTAGGTTGATGCCAGACCGAAATTATAAACCCTTAGAGACCCTTAAAATCGTTTTGCTTGGGTAATATGTATTATACTTTTAAGATCTATAATACTAGTATATTATATATATATATATTATACTAATAAGGTAGCACGCAAATTGTGCGTACACAGCACGCAATAATTGCCACCAGTTAATATCGTGTTAATAAGTAAAAAATAAAAGTCTTGCTGAACAATCGTTCAACTTAGTAATTTTATGACATGGAATTTCTTAGGCAAACACTTGCTGTTAAAATAACAAAAAAATATCAAGACGAGGTTGAGTTCTCCAATGGGGAGAAACTCTTTTTGGACGTATCCTTCAATCCAGGACATCATGTGACAATTAGCGGGGAGGTCGTGGCTCTGCCTAGAGGGGAATGGTGTAAAGATACTAGAGGTCGGTGGATGAAGCAGGAACTCGAATTAGGCGATCATGTTTATTTCAACTATCTCACAGTGGATGAGGACAACCTAGTTACTGGGGAGAAGGACGTTTACCTCGTGGATCTTGAAAATGTTTTTTGTAAGATTACATCAGACGGCATCAAACCCGTAGCGGGTCATGTGTTGATTGAACCTAAAGCACAACTAGAGAAGGTTGGAAGTATATGGGTTGGAAAACCTGAGCCAAGTGAGAACGAAGGGTTCGTTCGTCATATTGGAGTACCTTATAAAGATGAGGATGATTTGGGGCTAGTGAATGGTGATCTAGTCTACTTTCATGATAGGTTTGCATTTTTAAATAAAATCGAGGATGTAGATTATTATGTGATGAAGCAGGAGGATATAGAGGGGAAAATAGAATCTGTTGGAGGGACCACATAAAATACCTGACTGTATATTTGATCACGCAAAACTTTATGTTGACACGAGAGTCATGGCTAACCGTGACCATTACAAGAAACTTTATTGGAAGTCTAGAAGTTACCAGTACAAACATCCAATACTTTTTGATGAGCCTGTAGACAACGAGTTCTATACAGATTTCAAAGGGATCTTAGCCGAATTATTGGTTAGGCATCATTTTGATTTAAAAGGTGTGAACTATACTACCTCAGCATTTGTGAAAGAAAAAGGAGTGAATGATCCTGACTTAATAGTTAAGGATAAAAAGATAGATGTCAAAGGTTGTGAGAGATCACTCAAGGTAAATATGTTTACCATTGACAAGTTAGAAGTTGACTATGTATTGTTTGTCTTGTTTCTATCTAGAAGAAGGTATGTGCTTTTAAATTTTAAAAAGGAAGATATTAAGAAGTGGAACCTTGTTACCATAAACGAGAGGAATAAGTATTACGAGTTTAAGGTTGATAAACGACAGTATAGGTTTGACACCCCAAATCAAGATTTGGAAAAACAAAATTAAATTCTATATAATGAGAATACAAACAGGTAAAATATATCAGCACTTGGCTTTTGGAATTACTATAACAAATTATCATGGAGAGTATAGAGCATTGATAATTGATTTTGCCTTTTGGTACTTGGAAATAGTTTTCAGTGACTACAAAGAAGATAATAAATAATACTATATGATTACCCCCAAATAAAAATTTTTAAAAATGAGTAGCCTAAATGAACATGACGGATTTCACTCAGTGATACCTAAAAAGACCTGTAATGTATGTGGGAAAGAAAAGAGAGCGGACAGGTTTAGAGGGCCCGAAATAAAGACGTGCAAAAAGTGTGAGTTTCGTTGGTACTATAGATTGCTTAGGTATTTAGTAAAGGAAAGGAAACTAACCCCCGTAGAAAGGATCTCGAATAGACTTGGATATATGGGAACTGCTTTTATTATGATGTCCCCTTACCTACTGAAGTATGGTGATATCGGAGCGGTAACATATGTTATTGGAGGTATCCTATCAATACCACAAGTCTTTGTTGCAAAGCAATGGAATCTGGTTGCTGTGAATATTAATGTTACCTTGGGATACTTATTATATCTATTGTTTTGAAAAAGCACGTTAAATTATATCATGAACATTTTATGTATGACCCAGGAGATTGGATTGGGTGTGAAGTGTGTGATCGAACAGCAGTAGATATCCATCACATCGAACCTAGAGGTATGGGTGGATCAAAAGAAAAAGACGATCCTGCTAACCTTATGGCACTATGTAGAGAGTGTCATATGGAGTTCGGTGATAAGAAGCAATTCAAAAGAATGCTTAAAACAATGCACCATGAAAGAGTTAGAACAATTTACCAGTCCCTATCCTCTGACTGGAATGTCTAGTGAAGACATCCAAAGGATTATACTTGAACTCAAGATAAATAAACCATATCATCCTGCGATAAAGAAGTTTCAGATATACTGGGATAATATGACCAAGAAGTAGTTTATTCATTGCTTATAAGGAGTCAATAATTCTATCCAACTTATCGACTACTCTCATCTTAACAGCATAGGCTTCTGGAACGTTAGCGTTCTCTAGTGCAGTAAGAACCTCTAGAAGGATCTCTACTTTTCTCATCACAAACACATCTTCGGTAAATTCTCTTGGTACTTGGTATAGGTTTTTCTCGTGATCCATGTTATCTCCTTCCTTTTATTTTTCTGATTGCACTTACTTTGTCTGGACTACCGCCAGAGTTTGAGAGAGATTTCTTCTCTCTTTTCTTTTTCCTTATCTCTCTTGGAGACATTTCACTTTTAGTCTTTGGTGTCTTCTTGTTTATTCTCTTGGTGGGTCTG